CTATGATGCTATAGACAGATACTTGGCAAAGGCTGACGAAGACCTTGAGGACGAGCTGAAGGAGGAAGGCTACGCAGAGCCGAAGGATACAGTGTCGGAGATAAACTCTTTAGAGGAGGAAATCGCCGACATTCTTCATTCCCAGACTACTGCTCTTGTCACTGCTCTTAAAGCCGCAGATGGAGATTGGGATGCCGCACAGGAGAATGTCTCTGATATGATCGATGAAGACGACATAGCGGAACAGGTTACCGAAGCAGCCAATGCGATGTATGAGCTCAACATTCCGAAGCTGGCAACAGTATATATACAGGAATCAGATGGAGAGCTTGTAGTAGACACTTTACGGCAGAGAACATCTGAATGGTTCGCCTCATGGAGCGAACAGCTCGGCAATCTGATGAAAGTAAACACCCATAAGCAGATCACTGACCTTATCCAGGAAATGATAGCGAATGGGGATGATATTGCAACGCTGACACGCAAGATTATGGACGGAGGCTGGCGAACGGAATACTACCAAGCGAAACGTGTTGCTGTAACCGAGGTACTTAGGGCACACAGTGTAGCGAAAGAGGAAGCCATTCAGCAAAGCCCGGTTGTTGATATGAAAGAGTGGCGCCACACAGGGGTACATAAGATTAAGCCTCGCCCGAACCATGTTGCTATGGACGGGCAGATGGTGCCGAAAGACCAGCCTTTTGAAATGCAGGGCAAGGACGGTGGCACATATTATCCTATGTTTCCTCGTGATCCGAACCTTCCGGCAGGCGAAAGCATAAACTGCCATTGTATTCACAGGGGAATCGTTAATCAGGAAACCTTGGGATTGTCTATTGACGAACGGAAGAAGATGCAGCAGGCATTCATTGACAATGACGATGGAAGCTGGGAGAAAGAGCAAAGCGAGAAAGAAAAAGCTAAAGCAGGAATTGTTCCGTATGAAGCAACGCAGAGCAGATCTGTTTCACAGGCAAACACCAAAGCCGCAGACAAGTGGGCGAAAACTCACCTAGGTGTCAAGAAGACGAATTATACGAAACAGGACA